GGAAGGCCGTGTGCTCCACCATCAGCACCATAGAAAGGAGCACAATATGCCATTGGTGAGAAACAAGCGCCACCAAAACAATGATTTACAGGATGTCCTAAGAAGACTTCATTACAACAACTTAAATAAGTATTACCTTTATTATTAAATAATTTGGAATAAACAGAAACCTCAGGAAGTGCATCAGATAAGTAAGTTGCTCTTTGACCGATGCCGCCGCCTGGAGAAAAGCACGAATGCCCACAAATTAGATAATGAGGTCCACAAAAGAAGTCACAAGCCATCAATTTACCCATCATAAAGTGACCAGCACCATCAGCACGGGTAAAAGCTGAAGAACAAGGGCTATAATCATTATTCCAACAGAAGCAACAACCATGTGATAATGCACAGTGTGTCATCCCCCCCATACCACCTTCGGCACAGAAGTTACAAAGACCGTGCCCTACGATATATGATTTGCAACCTTGCTGTCCAAAATGATTTCCGTGTGGTAGGCAACACTGTCCTGTACCTAAACAAAATTCATAAGGACAACCAGTCAAATCACCATATTGCTCTGCACACAGAATTTTAAATGCATGAGCACCGCTCCCTCCAGGACCGCCCCACATGCAGCAACAACTACCACCACCAGATCCACCAGCTCCCCAAATCTCAAACTTAATAAAGCGAGTTCCTTTTGGAGCCTTCCACTTCATTGATGAATACTGGGGTTGATGGTTTACAGCACAATGCGTCATATAACGAATCTGCTTGTACTGAGAACCAATACGAGATGTAGTTAATCCTACGACCTGTTGGAAGGTAGTTGTATCAGCGTATGCGATTAAATCTCTTAGGTTTGCCATTTACTACTCCTCCTGTTTATAAGATAATTACTCATCAGGACTTGAGTAATACCCAACCGTATGAAGCTCCAGTATAAAGAAGTTCTACAGAAGTATAAGGAACGTTAAGAGTGAGATTCTCATTTAGAGAAGCAATCTTAGTAATCGAAGTTGTAGTCCCAACGGTACAATTATATTGACCAAACCTACCATTTGGATCAACAACTGTAATTCTGTGCCCAATTACCGCATTTGCAGAAGTTGGAATGGTAACCGTGATTGGTCCACCAGTGGTATCAGCAAGAATCGTTTCGTTAGGATTTGCTGTATAATTTGTAGTGATTGCTACCAGAGTAGTGGTGGTAGTTGGCGTGGCGATAAAGCGTCCCATTGGTTTTTAAGTCTCCTATTATGATACTAATTGTTCTACACCGTAAGCTGATACGGAAACATTTGGAGTGTCTGAGTACACAACCAATTGTTTACCAACATCCATAACCAATCCACTTCTCTCTAGAACACCGTTCGGTGCGATGTCGACGTCATACTCAATGAATTGAGCATTAGTTGGGGTTGCCCCTGTTGTAATAGCAACACGAACAGAAACATTTGTTGTATTTCTGTTGGCAACGTTCAGGTTCACATATGCTAAAGTAATGCTTGGAACACTGTATACTGTGGTATATGTTGTGGCAGCTAACGCAACTTGTCCTAAAATTCCTGATGCCATTTAGAAAAACTCCAACTTTTTATATTTCATGTTTTACTTAAAGTTATTTATAATAATCAAGAGGTAGCAATCCAGTACGCAAATGCTCTTCCACCAAGAGTTTGAGCATCGACATATGTTTTAACTGCAAACTCAGTTGGAACTGCAGTATTCGAGTTACCTGACATTGTTCCATCAGCAGAGAATTCACTGATTGCTTCACCAATTTGTCCACCAAGTGAACCCAGTCTCAGAGAAGTCAGACCCGAAAGATTAAACGCAGAAGCATTCAGAGTTGCACTACCAGTTGCCTGGTCAACAGCAAAGTAATTACCAACTCGGAAGTTACCATCTTGGTCAGTGGTTACAAAGTAAACGCGTCCTGGAAATCCTTCGATCGTTTGGTTCCCCTGAATTGGTAACGTAATTGGTTTTGCTGGATAATTAGATTCTACTCTATTACCAATACCAATCTCAAGGAAATCGTGTCCAGTTAATCTAATTTGACTGTAATCATAACGAATCTTGAGGTCTTGTCCATCAAAGGCTGGATTTACCTTCTCAATGTTTGTTCTAACAATTGCTGTACCACGAACAGTATCAACATTAAACGTTACTGCAGCACCTGCAACACCACCAATTTCAGTCCCATCAATTGTAAGTTGTTGACCTTGAACATAATTAGATCCTGCAGTAGAAACTCCAAGATTATCAATATATCCTGTTGCACCGATACTTACATTTAAGAATCCACCAGTTCCAGTTGCACTTCCTGTTACGGCAACGCTTGGATATGTTCCTGTAGCACCAAGTGCTGATTGATGGTAAGTACCAGCATATCCTGCAATTCCAAACGTTGGAGCAACATAACTTGTTACAAGACTTATAACATATGCATTTGCATCAGATCCAATACCAGCAGTAATTGTTGATCCACTTCCTGCAGCAGGACCATAAAGAGTTCCAGAAGTTCTTCTTGTTATTGGAGAGTCCGAAGTCACACCCACAAAACTAATACTTCCACGTGCTTTTGGTTGCTCAGTTAATCCTTTTAGTGGGAAGATGAATCCTTTAACTCCAGTTACAGCATCAGGATTATTGAGCAATCTTGCAGTTGCTCCTGTTCCAACCATTCCACCACCAATGAAGATAACTTCATTTGGTCGGAAGGTTTCCATTCCAACAGGACGATAGAGAACTCTATTTGTAGATGGAATATCAAAAATAATTTTCCCAACTGCTCCAGAAGTCTCACCAGTGATAGCAGCACCAACAGTAACACCACCACCAACAATAACTAAACCACCAGTTGAATACTCAAGAAGTTCACCGTCAATTGCCGCTGGTTTAAATGCTTCACTTTGACTATATCCTAAACTTACAGAACCCCATTCTCCATAAGAATTATTTCCATTCAGAGCACGAATAATACCACCGTTAGTAGCAAGGTATCCATAATCACACCAGTAAGTAAATCCAGAAATAATCTCACACTTAGCATTATTATCTACCCAATACCCAATACCATTATCGGAAAGAACTGTGTAAGCGTGGAAAAGGCAACTCTTAAATGAACTCTGAATTCCAGTATATGCATTGCCATCAATATAAGCACCTATACATCCAGTGCCAATTCCAGTACATTCTTTAACGTATGGTGACTTAAAATCAATTGGATTATTATCATCTAGAGTAATATAAACACCAGCTGGAGGATGTCTAAGTGTTCCTGTATCTGCTTTTAAAATATATTGCGGATCGCTAGTTGTTTTAGCCCAACCAGTCATTCCTCTAAATGTCATCTCTGACAATGTGTTCGCATTATTTAACTTAAACATTACCCCAGTTGCTAGACCAGCATTTGCGGGTTCAATAAACACAACTCTTTGTGATGCACCTCTAATGTCTGTAAAAGCAGGGACAGTAATTGGAGTTTGTTCTGAATATACTCCAGCAGCAACATTAAGAACTGCAGGTGCTAGATTTAGAGATTGTATTTTTTGACAAGCGTATTTAATAGTTGCCCAAGGAGTTTCTGGTGTATTACCCCAAGTCTCCCAGTCTTGTCCAGTAAGTGCAGAAACATAATAATTATTTGGAGCATTTCCAAAATAATCCCAGATCGGATCTGATCCTGCAGATCTTAAAACAGTTCCAGTTGATCCAATTCCTAAAGCAATGACACCAGAAGAACTTCTAGTTAATAAATCACCCTGAACTGCAAGAACAGCACTAGCATCACCCTGAGCAAGTAATCCCCACTTACCTGTTGATGTAGTTGGAAGATTTCCTGTGTTAGAAGATGCAATCGAAACATAAGATGACTGAACGTAACTAACGACGTCGTTTAGTTGATATTCAGTTGCTGTTGCCCAAGTTCCAGCATAACGAAGACCATTAACAAGGAGTTGGAAATTATCAGTACTTGTAGATCCCAACCCTGCTGGAGTACTAATGGCAGAAGTTGATGATGCTGTAGCAACATAAGTATTACCACCATATGTTACAAGAGTTCCATATTCGTATGTTGCATTATTTTGGAACGTTGTAACTCCAGCAGTTGAAATACCTGTCGTCATTAAACGCCAGGCAGTACTTACACCAACAGCAGGTCTAATTCCTCTATTAACAGTTCCAGATCCGCCAGTAATAATACCGACGTACATACTACCATTGTAATAAACAAAATCTCCATATTCATATTCTTGATCATATACCCATCCACCTTCACCATTATTTCCGCCAACATATTCTACAGCATATGTTAAAGTAGCTACCCCAGAAGCAGACTTGTGAGGGAAGGTAACTCTATATTGATGATTTCCGTAAGCAAATACATCGTTAATAGAGTAAGTTGTTAATCCTACCCAATTGCCTCTATGTCTTAGACCCTCAACGTGAATTTGCCACCTAGGAGTTCCAATATTAAAGTCAGTCGAATACCATAGATCTTCTCTTGCAGCCGAAGTATGGTTGACTGTACAAACGTATGTATTGCCACCAAGTCGAACAATATCATCAATAACATATGCTGTAGATGGCTGCCATTCGCCTCTCCAGTTAAATTTTAATCTACCAAGTCTAAATTCTGCCATTTTTGTTTCCTTACTTTGGTCCTATGGTGGTGTAATCGTAGGTGCCATTCACCTTAATAACAAAATATCCATCATCGTCAATAAAATAATTGAGATTTCTTCTGTCGAATCTTATCTGTTGGTATTTATCTTGTGGATGATTTGTTAAAGATTTCTCTTCTGTAATTTCTTCGACGTAATCTTGATAATCAGAAACTTCTGGTATTTGAGTACCGTCTAAACGGTAATTAACATCTATAGAGGTTTCTGTTGTTGATGCTGCACTTACTTTTGTAAGCCAAAGCATATCATATTCATCACGTCTTAACGCATATACAAAATATCCATTTGAATCGGAAAAGGAGCTAGAATTAGCTCCGCTGAGTGAAAGTGGCATTATTGTATTATGCTCCAAAAACTACCAGTCCAAAGGAAAAAAATATGCGCTCCCGAAACATCTAACCAAAAAGGCGTATACTCAACATTACCAATTTGATCTTGAATTTGATGTCCAGCAGTACTGTTTACTTTTATTGGATTTACTGACCAATTATTTGCTGGATCAGCAACTTCTACACTATCACCAGCACTTAAAGAACTTGTTGGTAGATTTAATTCAAATCCTCCAAGAGTAGTATTAGCAAGATATCTTTTTTGGACCGCAAGACCAATACTAATACCATCAGCAGATAACTCTGCTGATGCAAGTCCATTGTAATCAATATAAGTCCACTGAGCAGTAAGACCAGTTGGGGCCTGTGCAATAATTTTAATGTTCGCACCGTCACGAATATAAATTCGTTGATCGGGAATATTTACGGCAATTTCACCATCAGCAAGTTGAGCAGTTGTGGGTACAACGCCCAAATTCCTACTTCTTCTTGGCTTAATAATTGTCGCCATTAATTCAGGATAAAAAATATTTTAATTATTTATCACTTTTCACAAGGCACTATTTAGACAAAAGCAAAGTGAATCCAACTAGTTGCGATATATTTTTTACCTTTTAAAGGAGGATTTCCTCGATGAGTATGAGTCCATTGAGATGGCCAAAGAACAACTCTACCTTTCTTTGGTTGAACTCTACGATGTTGATGAAGAAACTCTGTTTCACCACCTTCAACAACATCATTTAGATACAACATACTCACAAGATATCTTGTCGATGTCTGAATACTTTCGACTTCATGGTGCCAAACGTGATATCCTTCACCTGGTTCAGTTTTCTGAATATTTACTGTATATTGAGCACCCTTCATATTATAAAGAATAGTATATTTTTTAGCGTACTCAGCATAGCATTTTGCAATAATTTTATTGTATGAATCCAATACTCTTGTATTCATACTTACATTAAAACTATCTTGTTTTTGTTGACTGGTCTCAAGAAAAACTGCTTCATCTTCAAGATGAAGAGCATCCTTTTCCAACGATTGGGTATCACGGCGCATATAATGCCCATCAAATAAATTTTGATTGGAATTTTTCATATTATGAAAAAAGTCAATCATATGAGTTCCATCAAAATCAGTATCAAAAACACCAATAAAATCGTCGCCAATATCGGCATTTAAAATTCTATATTCCGATTGATTTGCTATCTCCATATAATTACCTTTCACAAAATCCTTATGGCGCTGCTGACCAGTCTGTACAACTCCAGTTTCCATCTCATTAATATAAGTCATTACTGATCCTCCAGTTTTACATTATTATGTTTTTTAGCACAAGCACCTCTTCCATATGCACGTGCCATACTGTTTATGTATGAGCAAACTTTATTCTCTTCTCCACAATAAGGACACTTTGCACCAGGAGGATCGTTTACATATCCCGATGGCATCATTACTTCCTTATTTCTAATGATTCTTTGATTATCTGCTTGCTCATATTTGCAATGGTTCATACTCTCACAGGTTCTGCCTGGCGGTCTGGGAGTTTGATTTGAGGCAGTGGTTCTGGTTCACGAACTTCCCAGGAACCACCAACACCACCGTCCATATTCACGACAATCTCACTG